CATAAGGGAGGACTAAACAATGGCTTTACAATCTCCAGTTCGTATTGAGACTGCTGTAATCGCACACGGTTCTCTTACCACTAGCTCAACTCACGACATCGGTACAGTTCCAGACAATTGTGTGGTTCTTGCTGCTGGCGCTGAGTGTACTGCAGCAGCTACCATTGGTGGTGCTAACGCAGTAAGCTTTGGTGTCACAGGTGGTGACGTTGATTTACTCGGCACTGCCGACATCAATGGCGCTAAGACATTGGCTGCTACCACTACTTCGGTAAACGGTATCACTAATGTTACTGCTGCTGACACAGTTATTACTGCAAAGCTTGCGGGATCTAACGCACCTTCAGCGGGTTCGTTTAAGTTCTTCGTAGTGTATGCCCCAATGGGTGCTACCAAAGCAGCTGCAGAAGTAGATCGTGATCTGCTTGCATAACTAAAATACTTTGAGGGGCTGGGAAACTGGCCCCTTAAGGCTTATTTAAAGGTACTTTTATGGCTACGTATGTTGCACTTGTAAATGAATTGCTACGAAGAATAAACGAAACTACACTTGATGCAGCGGGTGATGGTTTTGCTGATGCTCGTAACCTACAAGCAATTGCAAAAGATGCCATTAATTCTAGTACTCGTGAAATTTTACAGACATCTCAAGAGTGGCCTTTTTTAATTACAACATACACAGAAACATTATCTGCAGGTACAGGCAAGTATGCTTGGCAAACAGATGTATCAAAAGTTGATTGGGATTCTTTTTATTTAAAGCAACTATCTTCTAAAGATAATCAACCTAAAAAACTTACAGTCCTTACATATGTAGATTACTTACGTCAACAAAGACCTAGTGAAGATACTGCAGGTACAAGTGGATATACTACACCTCAATATATTTATAAAACAGAAGAACGTAAGTTTGGCGTAACGCCTTTACCAGATGCTGCATATGAAATTGAATATCGTTATTGGTCTTTTCCTAGTGACCTAGTAAATTTTAATGACACATTAATTATACCAGATAGATTTAAACACGTACTCATTGATGGTGCAATGATGTACATGATGCGTTTTCGTAGTAATGAACAAAGCGCAGCTATACACCAACAGAATTTTCAAAATGGCATAGATACTATGCGTAGATTATTGTTAGACAGTCCTGCTTATATTACATCTACAGTAATAGCACACAGACATTTTAATGTGAACACAGGCGCACAGTAATGGCAGACAATCTAAGCACATTCCCTGTACCATGCAGTGGGGGTCTTATAACTAATGTAGACCCACTTACTCATGGTGGTCAGTTTGCAGGTTCAGCATACAGAATGATTAACTATGAGCCATCTCTTAACGGTGGCTATCGTCGTATCTCAGGATATTCAAACGCATATGGTGAACTTACAGGTTTAGCTAACAGTCCTGTATTAGGACTACATGTTTCACCTGAAATTAATCAAGGTATCTTTGGATGCCGTAAACCTGCATCAGGTAATAACTACCTACACTGGTACAATCATTACTACGATGTTACATTAGCTTCAGGTGAAGGTGCAGGATTTAGTGTAGGAGAAACAGTCACAGGTGTAGTTAGTTCGAGTGATAATTCAGGTGTAGCTGCTACAGGTACAGTTATATCTAAAACAGCGAATGCCCTTGTAATTAATTTTGGCAAACTACCTGAACAAATATTTGCTACAGGTAATGTCTTAACAGGAGGCACATCAACTGCAACAGGTACAGTACAATCTACCCCTGCAGTAAAAGGGTGGCAAGCTGTAACTACTTCAGGTTCTCCTACTATGACAGGGGTAAGTCAAGTTAGGTTTGAAAGTTTTAACTGGGGTGCACCTAAGTTTGCTTTAGTGGATGGCATAAATCCTGCAGCTACATATGATGGAAGTACGTATACACAGATTACACACGCACAAGCACCTACTGATCCTACACTTGTAGCAGCATTCCAAAACCATTTATTCTTAGCAGGTGATCCTGCAGAACCTTATAATTTATATTTTAGTGCACCTATAGCTGAAACTAATTTTGACCCTGCTGCTGGTGCTGGCGTAATTAATGTGGGTTTTAAGGTAGTGCAGATTAAAGCATTTCGTGATCAACTATTTATATTTGGTACAAACAATATTAAACGTCTTGTTGGTGACAACCAAGCTAACTTTGTGTTGCAGAATGTTACAAACAACTTGGGTTGTATTGCACCTGATAGTGTTTCGGAGTTTAATGGTGAAATTGTATTCTTAGCACCTGATGGTTTACGTCCTGTATCTGGTACAGATCGTATTGGTGACATTGAACTTGCTACATTATCTAAGCCAATTCAGTCTATCTTTGAAGATTATATTGACCAAGAAGACTTAGCATCTATTCGTACTATCATAGTTAAAAAGAAATCACAGTTTAGGTTATTCTTTGCAGATCAAAACTCTCTTGGACTTATTGGTGGTATTCGTCGTAGTGGTGTTAGTACACAAGCAGGTTTTGAATTTGGACAGCTTGTAGGTATTGAAGTAAACTGTGGTGACAGTGGTTACATTGGAGATGAAGAGTTTATAATTCATGGCGATTCTAATGGCTTTGTATACAGACAGGAAGATGGCAATAACTTTAATGGCAGTAATATTTTTAGTTTATTTCAAACTCCATATGTCTATATGAACGATCCTGAAGTACGTAAAAATATTTATAGTATAAACACTTATCTAAGGGCTGAAGGTATTCTTAACGTTATTATGGGTGTAGAGTACGATTATGGTGATACTGATATTTTAAACCCTACGGATTTTGATTTTACTACAGCGGGTGCTGCAGCTTATTATGATCGTGCTACTTATGATGCAGCAGAAATTTACGATGGTAATCCATCACCAATACGTTCAACAAATGTTTCAGGATCAGGTAAGTCCGTTTCAATTAGATATGTTACTAACACAGATCAACCTAGCCATACTATTCAAGCCTATAGTATTACGTATGGCGTAGGAGACAGGAGATAAAATATGGCAGGATCAGGATACTCACGACAGTCGGTAGCTAGTATTGTACCCACAGCCGTTGTACGTGCTGCCCCAATCAATGCAGAGTATGATAAACTACGAGATGCGTTTACTCAAAGCGACACAGGTACAACGGGTCATAGGCACGATGGTTCCTCTGATGAAGGTTCCTATGTTCCGTTTATTGCTGACTTAGATAAAAAGAATTACTTTACCGTAGATCAGACCAATAATCTTTTTGGTTTATTTGTTGAGGTAGGTGGTTCTGCTGTAGAGCAGTTACGTTTTCAAGATGGTGTTATAGTTCCTGTCACAGATAATGACATTGACCTTGGTACATCTAGCTTAGAGTTTAAAGATTTATACTTAGATGGTACAGCTACTGTTGACACTCTTCAAGTTGATGAGAATGGTACAGTCACAGGAAACTTTACAGTTAATGGTAATACGGTACTTGGTAATGCTACAAGTGATACTGTAACATATACAGCTAGAGCAGCCTCTGATTTTATACCTAGTGCAGATGGTACGTATGATCTTGGATCATCCACTAACGAATGGCAAAACTTACATATTGATGGTACAGCTACCATTGATACATTACAAGTAGATGAAAATGGTGCAGTCACAGGAAACTTATCTGTAGGCGGCAACATGAGCACTACAGGTACAAATGCAATAGGTGGCACTTTATCCGTAACAGGTGCAACTACACTGAATAGTACACTAGGTGTTACAAGTGCAGCTACTCTTAGTTCTACTCTAGCAGTTACTGGTACATCTGTTTTTACAGGTACTGTTACTGCTAATGGTGGTGTAGTAGGAAACCTTACAGGTAACGTAACATCTTCTGGTACATCTACCTTTGCTGACATTGATATGTCTGGCACTATTGATATGGGTAGTAATAAGATTACATCTGTAACTAATCCAACATCTGCACAAGATGCTGCAACAAAAGCATATGTAGATTCTGAAGTTGCAGGTCTTGTAGACTCAGCACCAGGAGCACTAGACACTCTTAATGAGTTAGCTGCAGCTATTGGTGATGATGCTAACTTTAGCACTACCATAACTAACAGTATTGCAACTAAGTTACCACTAGCAGGTGGCACTATGACAGGTGCTATAGCTATGGGCAACAGTAAGATTACTGGTCTTGCTACACCTACTGCCTCTACAGATGCGGCGACAAAAGGCTACATTGATAGTACCTTTAGTGAGACTGCCGCTGCTGCAGCTAGTGCTACGGCTGCTGCCGCCTCTGCTGCTTCTGCTGCTAGTTCATATGATCAGTTTGATGATCGTTACTTAGGCTCTAAATCTAGTGACCCTACAGTAGACAATGACGGTAATGCACTGATAACAGGTGCTTTATACTATAACACTACAGCAGAACAGATAAAAGTATATACAGGCAGTGTCTGGAAGAATGCAGGTTCTACAGTAAATGGAACTTCTTCACGTACTGTAGCTACTGCTACATCTAATCAAACTTCATTTAGTGTTACTTATGATGTAGGTTTTGTTGATGTATATTTAAATGGCGTTAAACTTTTAGCTGGTACGGACTTTACAGCTACTAACGGAACTGCTATAATATTATCGTCAGGTGCTACTGCAGGAGACATTGTAGATATTGTTGCGTATGGTGCTTTTGAACTTGCTAATCATTATACACAAACACAGAGTGATGCACGTTATGCGTCAATAGATGACCCAATTGCTATGGCTATTGCATTAGGATAAGGAAACAAACATGGCTAATACATTTAAAAATGCAGTTAGTTCAGCAATAGGCACTAGCCAAACAAGTGTCTATACTGTACCTTCTGCTACTACCTCTACAGTTATTGGATTAACTGTATCAAACATAACAGGATCGGATATAACAGTTGATGTTGTTGTTACTGACACTAGTGCCAGTGCAAGTGTCCACATAATTAAAGGAGCTACAGTGCCTGTTGGTGGTGCAGTTGTTCCAATAGGCGGTGATCAAAAGGTTGTGCTAGAAGCAACAGATATACTTAAAGTTACAAGTAGTGCTTCATCAAGTGCAGATGCCCTTGTATCCGTACTAGAACAGACATAAGGAGAGACACAGATGCCCTACATTGGTAATCAACCTGCACCCACTAATGTTGGTAGTGCTAATATTACAGATGGTTCTATAGTTAATGCTGACGTTAATGCTAGTGCAGCCATAGCCCTAAGTAAAATTAGTGGTGCTGCACCGTTAGCTAGTCCTACATTTACAGGTACAGCAACTGCACCTACCGTTAATGCAAGCACTGCACTACAGATTGGTGGTGTTGCTATTACATCTACTGCTGCTGAATTAAATATCTTGGATGGAGTAACCTCTACAGCAGCAGAGTTAAACATACTTGACGGAGTAACTTCCACTGCTGCTGAACTTAATATCTTAGACGGTGTTACATCTACAGCAGCGGAACTAAACATACTTGATGGAGTAACTTCAACGGCTGCAGAGCTAAACAAGCTAGATGGTTATACAGGAGCAGTTGCTGACCTCAATAGAACAGACGTAACTACAGAAGGCTTATCAGAAGCAAGTAAAGTTGTAACTGCAGACAGCAACGGCGTTGTTTCATTTGACAATGGTACTGTTGAAGAAAGTACTGCCATTACATCTAGTTCAAATGCAGCTACAATTAACCTGCGTGATGGTAATGTGTTTACTCACACACTATCCGAAAATGTAACATACACATTCAGTAACCCTGCAGCATCAGGTAGAGCCTCTGCGTTTATCTTAAAGGTAACACAGGATAGTTCAGCAAGAACAATTACATGGCCTTCAAGTGTTGACTGGGCTGCTGCTACTGCACCAACAATAACTGCTACTAATGCAGGTGTAGACGTATTTGGTTTCATGACGGTGGACGGTGGTACAACCTACTACGGATTTACGCTTGGACAAGCACTGGGGTAATAAACTATGACTGCTAGTAAAATTGTATTAAATGCTGCCTCTGGTGTAGGTGGTGCTGGCCTTAATGTAGAGGAAGTGTTCAGCACTTATTTGTATACTGGTACTGGTTCTGCACAAACAATTACCAACGGCATTGACCTTTCTGGCGAAGGGGGTTTGGTTTGGCAAAAAGGCAGAAGCTCTGCATATGACCATCAGTTAACAGATACTGAACGTGGTGCAGGTAATACAATAACTACGGTAAATACTTCTGCTGAGGCTACTCGTGATTCTGTAAATCAATTTAACTCTGACGGTTTTGTAGTTGGAGGGGAAGGTGACACTAATGCATCTGGACAAACCTACGTCTCTTGGACATTTCGCAAGGCCAAAAAGTTCTTTGATGTGGTGACATGGACTGGGGATGGAGCTGGAACAAGAGACATACCACATAATCTAGGAACAACTGTTGGTATGATTGTTATGAAGCAAACACAATCAACTTTATATGATTGGTTTGTATATCACAGAGGCTATACTTCAAACACAGGTAGGCTCAATGTAACAGGTGCATTTGGTTCAGGTTCACTTATTTTACGTCCAACCCCAAGCCAAGAAACAACACACTTTCAAGTTTCTGGCACCTATAATGGCTCTGGTGAAACACATGTAGCCTACCTATTCGCCCACAATAATAATGACGGTGACTTCGGCCCTGATGGTGATGCTGATATTATCAAGTGTGGGAGTTATACTGGTAATGGTTCTAGCACTGGCCCTGTGATTAACTTGGGGTTTGAGCCTCAATGGTTGTTAATAAAAAATGCTTCTTCGTCTGCTAATTGGGAACTTGTAGATAGTATGAGGGATTTTAGAACGCCCAAGATAAATGTAGGATTACAAGCATTAAATCCAAACCTTAGTAATGCAGAGGCAGAGGGACGGGCTTACGGAGCGACAGCTACTGGATTTAGTATTGTGGATAATCACGGTGACGTTAATACAAATGGCGACACCTACATCTACATAGCCATTCGCCGTGGCCCTATGGCTGTGCCTGAGAGTGCAACTGAGGTGTTTGATATTAGCGTAACTAATTACTCTGCTAATCAAACTATTGCTGCTAACATAGATGTAACT